GCTGTTCGATAGCACTCCTCTCGTTCCTAGTTACTGCACCCTTAGGAGCTTTCATAGGGAAGGAGAATACTTTAACACTGTTAGGTTTCATTACATCAGGTTCAGCAGGTATACCTTGGTCCTCCATTAGCTGTGCTATAGGGTCCTTAGCATCTGCTCTTACTCTACGTATATAGTAATCACTATGTCTAGTGTGTATACCACTGGCACTGTCTACTAGCTGACTGACTGTACCACTAGGTTTAATAGCAGTAGTAGCAGTAGCTTGTTGAATACCTAGTAGCTCTGACCAGTGAGCATTAGTCTTAACAGATTCTTTCCTAAGGTCTACTAAGAAATCAGCTAAGCTCTTCTTACCATAGTAACCTCTGCTGTCATCATTACTACCATTCATAAATGCGTTGTCCATAATACCTGTAAGAGATACACCAAGTAGTGCTTCCTCTTCTGTATTGTGTACCCACTTAGGACGTAAGCGTTTGATGTTAGTCAGTGATGCTTGGAATGTACCTAGTATACTGGCTAGTCTAACCTTACGGAGTATATCCTTCTGCGTGTCTTCCGCTCTGACTACAACCTCAGTCAAGTTACAGAACTGTCCGTCTCTTAGAATGATTTCACTACAAGGATTACAACCAAAGTCGTGGTCTGTATCACGCCTACCAATAGACTCTACCTGTTTAATCGCGGCTTCCCTGTTAAAGATACCACGCTCGCCTGACTTAGACTCATACAGTGACGTCCACTCTTTCATAAAGATACCCATATCAGGCTTCTCTGTGTAGCACACACTGTTGTTACTCAGTGCCATCTCCGGTGTGTCTGACCACCACTGACCACTCTTAGCATTACGCATACGCTCATCAGTAAGATTAGATAGAGAGATAAGGGCTGACCTGCGTACACCACCTACAACTACAACCTCAGCAATCTTACACATCATACGGTGACACTCATAGCTTGTGAGCTTACGCCCACCTGCTTCGTTAAAGATGTTAGTAGCAAAGTTAAACAAATCGAGTAGAGGTTCAGGACCACTAGCCCTACCACCGAATGTCTGTAGTCTAGCACCCTTAGGTCTTACCTTAGAGAAGTCCCACTTAGGCATCTCACCATCATACAAATAAGTAATCAGTTTACGGAAAGCTGATTGCCATCCTTCTTTGCTATCTTGTACGACAATCACATCTTCTACATCTACCATAGTCTCAGGAACATCAGGTAGTTTATTGACGTGTTGTCTCTCTACGCTGAACCCTACGCCAGTACCGTGCATCAATATAAATAGACACTCATCAAATGCTTTCGGGTGGTCTACACTAAGGTAGGCACAGTTGTACCCTGCTATATTATTCTTAGCAAGAGCCGGACCTGCGGTCATCAATGCTCTCATACTAGGCATAACTTCTAAGTTACATACTGCTTCCTCAAGTATCTTCCTAGTCTTAGGTACTAACTCTTGGTTTGTATTTTCTTTTAGATGCTCCTCCATAAAGTCAAAGTATCTAGCTACAGTTTCTTTCCAAGTCTCTCTCCGCTTCTTCTCAGGTAGCCACCTAGCGTACCTGCTAAGTGCAATAAAGTTTTGGTAATCGTTTGGTAATTGGTTCACTATTCATCCTCCATAGGTTCGATTTCGATGTTTACCATTTTCTTTCCATCGTCATCTAAGTAAGTATTATATTTAAGTCTTCCCTCTCTGTGCATAAGTATAGCATCAGTTATTCCTCTGTCATAACAGCGTGACCCGTGTCTCCAGATTATTACTGCTCCTAGTGACAGCAGTGCTACTGTTAATAACATAAAGCTCTCAGTCGTTATCGTCAACATCTTCAAACTCCTTTCTCTTGTCCATTAATTTATCCTCGAACTCGTGTAAGATATCTTCTGTTGTTATATCTAATACCTCACACAGAGTACAAGGGTCTAGTCCTACATTAACTATTCTTTCTTTTAGTTCATTTAAAGTTAGAGCCATACTGACCTCCCTCGTGTTCTATAAGTTTATCTAAGAACCATCGAGCTTTCTTGAGGTCTTCTACTCCATTCTTGTATCTCCATCTGCATATATACTTCGTAACAGATGCGGTTAGGTAATCCATATTTTGGTCTAAGATAAAATCTATGACCTCAATATTACCCTGCTTATAATGATTTGGATTTATGTTATCTTCGTCCATTTCTTAAGCTCCTTTATTTCTTTAGTTGAAAAAATTTTAATATTATACTTATCACACCACTGTCGATAAGTAATCTTATTACCCTTGGCTACCTTAGAGTCTGGTCGTGGCATTAAGAAGATTAAATCCTTACCTTCAAAACTTAATTGTTCAGCAATTGATTTATACTTCTGTCTGTCACCACTCCTAAAGAACCCTTTGACTTCTATATGATACTTACCCTTAACAAAGTCAGGGGTGTAGTTCTTTCGTATCGTATAGGCAATCCTACAAGGCTCATACTTCCACTCTTTGCCTAGTGCTTCCGCACACTCCTTCTCTAACTTAGACCGAAACTTTGTTGCCATCTTTGTCCACCTCTATAACATTAGGTAAGTTTACAACCTGTGTTAAGTATCTAGGTCCATTAGAATAAAGGAAAGTTCTAAGGTCATCACCCCAACAAGTGTGTTTATAAGAGCAGTAACTACATCCAGTATCTAGTTTCATATTACCAGACTTACCGTCGGCTACAACTTCATAACATCTTTGAGGTGGTGTCTTTGATTTAACTATATTCTTTATGTTCTTGATTCTCTCAGGAGCAGAGAAGAAGTTTAGCTTAGACCAATACCATTGTGACTCGTCTTGCATATCATACTTAAGATATGTAAGGTGTCCGTTAGTCTTGTCCATAACCAACCAACCAAACTTTGTCTCACCTTCTGCGTGAGCATAGCCTTTTATTTGGTCGACATATCCAAACGAATCGTTGTCTATTAACGAGCCATCCTTGAACTTCTTAAAGCCATAAGGTGATGACGATTTAACATCTGTCAGTACACCATCAATCTTACAGTCCATAGAGCCTTTGATACCATCTACCTCTACTTGCTTCTGTTCATCTGTAACATCGTGACCGGCAAGTTTAGTAAGAGCTAGTATCATCTCTTCAATCAAGTGACCATAAAGAAACTTGATTCTAGTGTGAGGCATAAGTTCCTCGCCCTCATATCCATTATAAGAATACCACAACTGTCTATCCTTCTTACCTATGTTAGACATACGGAGCTTTCGTCTATCGAACTTACTCTCTGTGATATTGTTTCTAAGTATCTGTTTGACATTCTCACCGAAGTCATTTATTACTTGTTCGACAGGCACACCTTCTGGAATATCCTTGGTGTCAATCATACGATATATGTCGCTTACTAGAGTATCTGTACTCATTGTACTTTCTCCTTGGTTAAATAAAATAAAACTTTCTGTATTGATTCTACTGTATCGCCTAAGATACCTATAGACCTATTACATTTGTTACATAGCACACCCCTGAACTGCATATTCTGGTGGTCGTGGTCATAACAAAGTTTATCTTTGCTACCACACACTTCACACTTGTCACTGCTTGCCATTCTTTCTTGATATTTTTCATAGGTTGTACCATATACTTTTTCTGCATAATGCTTTCTTCTTTTACGCAGTATAGAATCACCGTTTTTAGCTCGCCACTTATTTTCTCTTTTGTTCTCACACTTGTAGCATAAGTTTCTTCTACCGTGGGTGTGTCTACTACATTTTACAAATAGATTTAATTCTTCCTCAGTGTTTGCAGTAAGATTACAATCTTTACAAGTTCTTAGTGCGTTTGTTGCCACGTTTCACCTACCTTGTATTCACCGTCCAATGGACAGTTTAAGTTAAAAGATTTACCTGCTTTGATGATAGCTCCTACCGCTAAACCACCGAAGAAATCAGCTTGGTCATCTCTGACCTCACACTGAAACTCATCGTGTACATTGAGTACAAACTTATAATCTATATTGTACTGCTTTGCATACTGGTCTAGTAACACCAACGCTTTCTTC